GGCAAGCTCTCTCGCTTCCTCGAATTTATCTTTATCTGCCCATGCGTTAATTTGTAGCCACTCAACAGTCAGTCCAGCACTACCGTTTAAGTGCTCAGAGTGGCTTTCTGTCACTTTCATGTAGCTTATAGCAGGTAGTTGCACACGCTCTGGCATAACAAGCGGATAAATGCGCTTTTTAACAATATCGTACACGCCTTGCGCATTACTGTCAGTAGTAAGATATGTGTATAATCCTGCTTCTAAATCTCCACTCATTTCGGCGGCCACTCCTTTGCTATAGTTTTTTGTATTTCCTGCACCATTCTCTGTAATATAGCAGGCGAATTTAGTTCAAACGCGGGTCGCATGTACGGCTGTGCTGACATATTTTTAGTGCCAAACTCTACCATGTGTGCGTAATAGGCACCTGCCGGGTCGTTTTTAGTTTTTCCTGCCCTTACAAATACGTTTCCTATAATACCTCCCCACTTCTTTTTGCTAGTAGATGTTTTAATTGCTTCTTTTAATCTACCTTTATCGACAGGAACATAGTGTTTTGCTGTAAATTCTATCGCTTTTAACCCTGCTTTTATGCCCTTACGCAGAGCTTTTTCCCGCAGCTTGTCTTCTAGCCCTACTAAAGCGTTCGCTACTTCTTCCCACTGCTGCTTATCTATAAATACCTCAATCTGAGCTGGCATCTTCTTTTATCTCACAAAGCAATTCCATTTCGTGTCTTAAATTAAGTCCTCCTTCTGTTATTCCTTTTATGTCGTACTCCTCTTCGTTGTAAACAACAATATCGTCGTGTTTAACACCTTTCATAAAGTGCATTTTCATCCTGTAAGTGCGAACAGCTAAGTCTCTGTGCGCTAAAAAACGCTCATGCGCCTTAACCGGACTAACCATAGCTGGCACATCTTCGTATCGAGGTACATAGCTAATACGCTCTCCACCTCCGCTTCCTCTGCTCACTACCTTTTTCTTAATGGTAATGCGCTGCTGTAAAAGTCCTGCTCTTAGCATTTGCTCCATACCCTATAAGGAATCACTAAATGCTTAAACGTATCCGGTACATCGACAGAGGCAATACCTTGCACAATAGCCACAGTCTCCCTGTTGGCGTACCAGTGCGCTATAAGCGTCATCATTCCTTGAATTATTGGTGTCGGGATTAAAGTTTTTAACGTGTAGCCAGCAACATAATTAACCCATACAACTTCACCAGAGTCCTTTGGCGTAGGCCATGCCCTGCCAACATCTAAAATTACCCGCCCCGGCATGCTGTTTAAACTAGTTGTATAGTTTGTGTCAGCGAATGTTTGCTCGTTGCCATCACTGTCCGTGTACTGAACGCTAGTTACACTTTGAACAGGAGAGCGTTCTAACTCAATTACTCGATTGTTCGGGAAATCATCTCTAACTAGTTTTAACGTTTGTGTTAATAAAGCTCTATTAATGTACGTTTCGGTGTGTTCCCTGGCGCATTTAATTAAGTGAGTAAGGTAGTCTTCTTCGTCGTCGCGGACAAGATTAAGGTGGGCTTTTACTAACGAAGTATCTATCGGTTCTTGGGCTGGCGGCGTAGAAACCACTAATGGCATAACAATCTCCTTATGAAAAGGAATGCAAGGGTATTGCTACCCCTACATTCCGAACCCCTGCACACTCGATGAGGTGTGTGCATAAAATCGTTAAGCAATAGCAGTCGGTAGTGAATCGCCAGGATACCTAGCGTCACCGCAAATTGCGAGTACACAGCCGATGACGGGGTCATCAACAGCTTCAGTGAGTTGCAATCTGCATGCAGGAAAACCATCACCCATATCGCTAGCTTTAGCTTCTACAATGTAGATAGCTGTTTTGTTAGCGGTAGTAGTAAACCCTGCCGTAGTGGCAGTGGCTTTTGTGAAGGTGTCTGCTGTAGCGGCTGCTTCATTTTTCCAGTACGTGAACGCTACGGCTGTGGCTGTAGTAGGTGTGGCATCGTCACACTTTTCTAGCGTTACAGTAGCAGTTCCGGTATTACTCCCTGCCGTCTTTTGGATAAGAACAAACATAATGCGGTCGTAATTCTTAAAGAACACGACATCGGTAGCTGGGTCGCTATCGTACACATCACTTGAAGGGGCAACACCGTTAACGAGCTTCAATAATTCTGCAAGTCTAGCACTCATGTTACCCTCCTATGCTCTTTCAGCCAAAGTTATAAACGGACTTCTGGTAGTTGAACCATACGCATCGGTAAGAGCCGAGTTCCAAAGCGGCTGCCCGTTCACTCTCATGTTCCATCTATAAGTCATTTCGTTATAGAGGAAACGAACGTGCATGGACTGTGCAGCTTCAATACCGCCCTTAGTAATCAGCAAGTATTGGCTAAGGTCAGCAAGGATAATATCTCCAAGGTCACCTAATGCTTTTGCTTGCTCAATTTCTACGATTTCTTTACCGAAAAGCGTATCGTACGGCGCGCCTGAGATGCCACCTGCGGGCATAAAAGGCATGAAGTCGGTTAAAGTACCAGGCGTGGTGTACATGTTGCGCAACTGACGTTTAACATCAGGATGGATGTACCACTTAGCACCAGGCTTACTGCGTAATGCCATGCGGTCTACCATCTTATCGACGTTGTTATACACAACAGTGTCTGCCGTTTGACCCGATTCTTTAGCAATAGAGATAGAGGAAGCGTGGCCTACAATACCTTGAGGCTTCGCTGCTCCGTCACCATGAAGAATCGCATCTCCAAGCAACCAGCTTAGTTCTTCTGTGAAGGCTTCGGTAGCAAGTGCACCTAGCGCGGTTGAATCCTCCAGAAGTTCATCTGTGGCATAAAAAATTGCCATTAAGGACTCAAGTGCAAGGCGTTCTTGGCGCAGTTTTGGCTTAGTTGCCGTTACTGTGTCTCCTTCCCCTCTCCAGTAACCTCGAACTCCTCCCCACCTGGAACCAGTAGCACGACTGGTTTGGTCAAGTAGAGTAAGAGTAAGAGCGTTACTCTGACTGGAAATAGGCACTTTACGACACTGAGAAGCTAATTGGTCTGCTGCAACTACCTGATTGAATATCTCAACAGCGAAGTCGCTTTGTACCAAAAAGCCGCCATCTTGCCCAATGTTTTCACCTGCTCCCGTTGCGGCTCTGAGTTCCTGCAACTTTTTCGGCATTCCGTGATATGCGGGATTTTCAGCCCTGGCTACGTCGGACAAAAACTCTCCAACGTGGCTATATCCTCGGTATTCGCCGTCTTCGTTGCAGTTCTCTTCTCGAACAACTTGGATATTAGGACGTTCGTTTGCACGCTCGCTGAGATAGGATTTCTCCTTCTCCACCTTCTCCAGTTGCTCGATTATTTTCTTAATCTCTTCGTTCCGCTTTTCCAGCTTGTCAAACTCGCCCTGCTCCTCTTCGGTTAGGACTCTGGATTCGGTAGCAGAAAGGTTTGCTAACTCATCCATTCGCTTAACATTCTCGGAATGCTCAGAACGAAGTTCTGCAATCGAGAACATAATACACTCCTATTGTTTTAATTATTTTTTGCAGAAACGCCGGAAGTCAACAGACCCTAGCCCAGGAAGGGCGCATTTCGGATATACTGTTATTGTGACAGCTCTAGCGGCTCTTAGCAACCCTTAATCGCAATCCGAGGCTGTGGAGGTATGCTCCTAGCGTTTTCGTCTCTTTATTCAAGTGCTGCTCAATCTCAGCCCATGTTTCAGCTAGGTCACGGCTTCCTAAAGCTCGTAATTGACGGTCTAGTCCTACGTCAGTGTCCTCATAGGCGGGGAAAGTGACGGGAGAAACGTCAAAAAGGGCAGCTTGGGTAATCGTTCTGTGGGGTTTTTCTTCTTCGTTTCCGTTCTCAATCTCTTGCTTTTCTACGTAGAAACCGAAGGACATCTGCGAAATATCCCCTCTTTCTATACTAGTTATAAGGTCTTTAGCTACTTGCGTGTCTGGGGGAGAGATGGTAGAGAGCAGCCCTCGCTCATCCTCTTCTAGTTGTAGCGTTCCCGCTTTGCTCCTGCCCAGTACATAGTTAGCGTCGTGGTTAAAAAGGGCTCGCACATCATCGCCTCGTGCAATGCTTCGCTCAAAAGCACCGGGCGCAATACTCTCAGTAAAAAAGTACAGGTCGGTTTTGGAATTAAATACGGCAGCATGCCCGACAATCTTAGGCAGTGTGTTATCTTCCTCTGCTCTTTCGATTCGCAGTCCATCAACCTCGAATAGTCTTCTCTCTATTGCTCCCATGTGTTATCTCCCATGTAATTCTCAAATAAACCTACCATTCTGTTCTCGTTTACGAAATCCTGTATATCAAACTGTGCTCCAGTGCTGCGCCGTAGCAGCGTTTGCATCTGATATATGGGATAATCGCGGCAAAATCTCTCTAAATTAAAGTGTCCTTCTGGGTAAAATGCTTCCAAAAGGGGCTTTAAAGTACCCCGCATGCATTGATGGTGCTTGCTATAGAACTCTTCTGCTCGCTTTTTCCAGTCCTCTTTTTGCAAATAATTGCAAACGGCCTTCTTTTCTTTAGTTGCCAATCGCTTAATTGCGTCGCAAAAGAGTGCTTGGCGACCTTCTTCTGTGGGGATTTCTTCCTCTTCCGGCTCTGTTTCTGGTTCATTTTCAGGCTCAGGCTCAAGGGTAGGCTCTGTAGGTGGCTCGGGTGCTGGGTCTGCTGTAAGTTTTTCTACCGTTGTGAGGTTAGACTGAACAAGATACACGTCTCCGTCTTCACTCTCTATTGGGTTCAAGTCCTCGAGGTAGCGAACTTCATCTCGGTTCATCCAGCCGTTTTGTACTGCGCTCGCATAGCCTTCGTTGCGCTCTTTAAAGCTGCCTCGCAGTAAACTATTAGCCATAAACTTAAAATACAGCCCTTCGTCCATAGCAAACTGCTTAATAATCTGGGATTTAATCGCCTTTTCCCAGCGCACAAAGTATGGTTGGCATGTGTAACGCACGAAGTTTATGCTCTGCTCTTCCACATTACTGAAGGTGGCGCGGGTTAAATCTTGAATTATGTGGGGTGGACATCGAAAAATTGTAGCGATTTGCTCTTTACTAAAGCGCAAAAGCTCTACTAATTGAGCTTCTTCGTGCTTCATACTAATGGGTTCGTATGCACTTCCTTGCTCAAATACTGCAATTTTACCAGCCTTTCTCGGCCCTTTGTGTAGATGTTCCCAGCTTTTTCGCAGCCTTTCTCTCGCTTCATCGTCCTCAAGCACGCCATCTACCTTAATAATACCATCTGGCCGTGCCATGTTTTCAAAGCTGCTAGTGCCGAACTCGGCAAGTCCTTGCGCAAGCGCAACATCATCAATCGCTACACGGATAGGACTACGACCTGTAAAGCCGTCATCGCTGTTTATCATTATGTGAAAAACGTCTTCTTGTTTTAACGCAAGTTGTTTGCCTGAAACTTTGTCGTTGAATAGATATTTCTTTTTGGCTTTTATTCCTGTACCTTCAATTTTAACTTCCACGTAGTCAGCATACAGTGGGATAAGTTCTTCTAGCTGGTTCCCTTTTGTGTATCCTTTAAACGCATACATGTTGCCGTGGTAGAGTAGGTTGCGCATCATCACGTCGTAAAACAACATGCTGTCCATGTATTCGTTGGGCTGGTCGTGCAAAATGGGGTAGAGATAGTGGTCTGTTGCTCTCTCTTTTGTCTTATCACCTACCTCTCGAAACAAAACACCAGGGAGCATAGCGGTAGTTTCGCTAATAGCAGTAACGCAAGCATGTATAGCCGCAACCCTCTCTGCTGTTTCTTTAGTAACTTCCTTGCCAGAGGACGCAGTATTCCACATGTTTTTGTACAAATCATCATCAAGTGGGTTTAGTGCGTTGTCGTCTGACCGTTTTTCGGAGGAAAAGAATTGTAGTATATCGTTAATCTTCAACGGCCTCTCCACGCATAAAAAGAAAAAATTGTCAACTACTATTTTAGTATTTAATTAGAGGACTAACAACCCTCTTTCGTTATAGATGCTTTTCTCTGCTTCAACGGCGCAAAGTGCGCGGCTACCTGCCATAATCATGGCCACTATGCCGTCGATGCGTTCACTGCTTTTATCTTTTGCAGGTTTTATGTTCCCTGCAGCATCTTGTTGTACTGCAATATTCCGTGCCATCCACCGCATTACAGGGTTGCCGTTATGCTGTAGACGTTGGGAAAGGATAAGCGCAAGCACATCCTTGCACGCCGACGACATGGTAGCATAGCCCTGCCTAAACATCACTACATTAAAACCGTCGGTTTCTGCAAGCTGAGTAGCTAGTTGCTGGGCATTCCATGGGTCAATAGCTATCTCTTTAATCTCATACGTCTCTGCAAGCTCCTTTAAACGCTTCCGAATAACATCATAATCAATAACTTCGCCTTCCGTGGCCTCGATATAACCCTCCCGTGTCCACAGGTCGTAGGGAACACGGTCACGCCTCGCTCTGATACGTATGTTTTCCTTTGGTACCCAAAAATAGGAAAGTATTTTAAAATCCTCCTCTTCTGGAAACGCAAGCACAAGGGCAGAGATATCTGTCGTGGTGGACAAATCCAACCCAGCGTAGCAAACCTTTTTCTCCAGTTGCTTTGCTTTGAACTATCTTCGGCAATCATCCCATTTAGCAATTTGTAGCCAACGGGATTCTTGCTCTGTCCAGATGTTAAGGTGTAATCGCTTAAAGGTGTTTTCATATGCAGGAACCTCTTGGGCTAGTTTACATTCTTGCGCCAAATACTCTTGTGAGATGCTTATGTCAAAATTAGGATTCGCCTTTTTCCACGTATCAGGACTAGTCCAATCGTCTCCTTCATCTGCGGCAAAGATAAACCCCAAAAAAGTCTCATCGTCTATAACGCCCTCTGCTACCTTTTTTGCATAATCGTGGTACTCGTAGCAGATAGAATTCTTGTCATACCCTGCTGTAGTGAGAAATATAAGGGCTGGCTGGTGCCTACTGCCTGTACTTGTGCGCAGCACGTCTACTAGTTCTCGGTTCGGCTGTGCATGTAGCTCGTCCACTACTACGCCGTGCAGGTTTTTCCCGTGCTTAGTGTATGCATCTGCGCTAATAACTTTATAACTGGAGGCCGTGGCCGGAATTGCCATGCTGCGACGGTATACATTTGCCATGCTGTTCAGCTTCTCATTGTTCTCAACAATATCCCTCGCAGTCTCATACACAATAGCAGCTTGCTCCCTGTCTGCTGCTGCGCTTACTACTTCACATCCCATCTCTTTGTCTGCAAACGTTAGCTTCAGTGCTAGGCCACTACCTAGATAACTCTTTCCGTTTTTGCGCGGCACTTCAATGTACAGCACGCGATACTTTCTAGGCCACTTATCTTTTGGTAAGCGAGGGTGGCGTTTTTTCCATCCAAAGAAGCGACGAATCATGCGTCGTTGCCAACGCTCGCAAACAAAACGCTCACCAGAAAACACACCTTTAATGTGAAT